GTTAGGTTGTCAGCAATGATGATAGGCACTTCTTTGATTCCTGCTTCCTTACAAGCCTTTAGTCGCATATTGCCACCAAGCACGATCATATCAGTATTGACTACGATAGGGCGAATCTCAAGCATCTGAGGGAAGTCCTTGATAGACTGAACCAGCTTGGCGAACTTATCATCTCTAATCAATCGAGGATTATTCGGGTTGACCTTTATGTCTGCGATCTTTACTTTTATTGTCTTAATCATTGTCTCTTTCAGTTAGTCAATATCATAAACTGTCTTATCCTTCTTCGCTCCGAATCTACTTCTCTGACGTTCTGCGAACTGAACTGCTAATACTTCCGCTTGCTGCGGTGTGAGTCCTTTAGCAATCAGCCTACGGGTGTTGGCTGCTATTGCTTGCTTGCTCTTGCCGAATAGTAAGTCATCCGTCATAGCGTGTAGGTATCGATTCGTTTCTTTACCATGTCGATAAACTTCTCCATCATAGAGGCATAGTAGCTGTTGAAGTCCTGATGCCCTTCTGCGTTTCGCTCAAACAGAACGTACAGGCAAGACCTCAACCGTTGGCTGGGTGTCTTACTCCCCATCTCTTCTGCATCTATCTTGATTGATTTCAGCACCTCTTCATCGTTGAATGAAAATGACTCGCCCTTGAATGCCATCACACCGACTCCTGATGCCCATTGGTTAAGTAACTCGGCTGCCTTTGCCGGCGATAGTTCTTGAGTACCTATCACGACCTTAAGCGTCTTATCTCTCCGGGTGCTTACCGATTCGATAGCGCATGGAATTAATAGTAGGTCGCTCATGCTGCTTTCTGTGTTGAGGCTACCTGATCCAAGTACACCCGAATAATTTTCTTAATTGAATCTTTGTGACTCTTAGGTATGCGAAATGCCACCGTGGTAGTCGGCTCGCCGTACTTATGCTTCGCCCCTGCTCCTGCTCGCTTACCTCCTCTTCGCTCTATGTGTTGTGGTTTCATCTTCTACAAAGTTACTTATTCTATTTGATTATGCAATACTACACCGTTGTTTTTTAGTAGGTGAAGCCATGATAAACACCGACTGAGATAGGTCTTCTGTACTCGGCTTCCATCTTCTGAATGTATCAACTGTGCTGTAAATGTCCGGTGTGTGTGACGTGCGTTATGGTAGGTCGTTGCCCTGTCTTTCACCTCAACTTCATCAGGTAGATAGTTGACCATGTAGTGCGTTATCTTTTCGGCATCCGTCATTTGCATCCCTCCTTCACACAGAATATCTTACCGTGGTAGACTTTGGCAAACGGGCATTTACCAGCCCTGATATCGTAGTAGGTTAGATTGCATACCTCAACCTTAGAAGGGGTTGGAGGTGTCGTTTGTCCAGTCGTTGTCTGCATATTGTCTTAAGTCTTTAGGTGGTGGTAAGTAACTGCTGCCTTGTGGTGCTTGTCCTGAGTCGCTGAATGATGTCATGTTAACCGAGTGCCGGAACTCTACCGTTCCTGTTGCTCCCTGTCGGTGCTTCTCGAAGAGGTAGAAGATTTCGTTTGTGTACGGTGTGCCGTTATCGTCATTCAGACCGTAGTATGATGGTCTCCAAACGAATGCTACCGTATCTGCATCCTGCTCTAGCGATCCTGACTCCCGAAGGTCTGATAGCATCGGTTTCTTATCCGCTCGTTTCTCTACCTCACGACTCAGCTGGGCGAGTGCTATGATGGGGATGCCTAACTCTTTCTGTGCTGCCTTAATCGTTCGGCTTATCTCTGCCACCTCTGCCTCCCTGTTACCTCCTCTGAAGCCCTCTATCGTCATCAGTTGAAGGTAGTCAATGATTACCCACTTACACCGCCCTTTGCGATGCTCTCGCTTAATTACCCTGATCGCCTCGTGTACTCCGCACCGTGCCTTGTCGTAGATGAGAAACGGTGAGCGTTCAATCTTGCCTATCGTATGCTCAAAGGCTGCCAGTTCAGGCTGAGTTAGATTGCCATCACGAAGTCGGGAAGATAGTATCTGATTCTCTGACTCCATCAGGATTAACCGCTGGCAGAGTTGGGAGGGATTCATCTCAAGATTGAAGTAGATGCCCGGCTCCTTTGATTGCATCCCGTGGAACAGGGCGAGTGCCGTCTTACCCATCGAAGGTCTACCAGCGATGATGATGAACTCAGGATGCCATCCACCGGTGAACCTATTGATTGATTGTATGCCCGTTTCAACCCCTGTGGTCTTCCCTGCTGCCGTCAATGCTGCTCGGCGGTAGTATGCCTCCCTTTCGTCATTAGTAAGCTGTAAGAGGTCGATTATGTTATCTGTCGTGCCTCCTGTGTCGAGAAGGTTGGTCAGTCGTTTGATTATTCCCGATGCCGTGGTGTAGCCGTCCGAGTTGTTATGCATCCCTAACGACTCCTCGGTAAGTATCTGCCCGATGCTTCGCTTGATACTGGCATCCTTGAGTGTTGCTATGTATTCGTTAATAGGCTCGTTGTAGGTTAGATGATCGCTCCACCCTATTACCGTTGCCATGTCCTTAACTGCGAATCCTTCGCTCTCCTTCGAGTATTGGTAGAAGTTGATAGCATCCGGTGTCTTCCCTTTGGAGATAAGCGATTCGATGACCTTGAATGCTTTGTTGGTTAACTCGTCCGTGAATAGGTTGGCTGATAGCTGAGGGAATAAGTCACGAGATGAATCACCCGTCATCAGTATGGCTATCAATGCTTGCTCAGTTTTGCTTGTGTTCATGGTGTAAATGTTATTTTATATTTCTCAATTGCCTTGAAAATTTCTAATGCTACCTGCGGAACTATTGCGTTTCCGTATCCTTTTATACTTTCTGCTCTCCATTTTGGAAAGGTAATTCCGTCCAATTTGGTGGGAAGCCCATCATCTCCGCCACAAATCGGGGATTGAGTTGGGAAGTTTTGGAAGTTGTCAAATCCATCTCCGCTATCTGGTCTGTTAAATTTCCCTTCCCTCGTTTGTCCGATGTGTTCCTCCTGCTTGCTTGTGCAGTTGGTATGCATAGTAGCCTCGTTAATGTCATTGAGTGCATCGAACCCTCTTTTACTTGTGTGCTTTTCATTGTTGCAGTTGCACTGGTCGCATCCATTGCAGTCGGTGTTGGTATCATTCTGTAAAGCCTCGCAAGTAAATAGCCGTTCTTTGCCTCCTGTGCTAAGTTCCCACTCGTTCCGCTTACTGATTTGCTTGTCATATTCTCCATTTGAGCATCCATTGCTCCAGGTGTTTTCAGAAGCTCTATTCGTTTTTTGTTCGCTTTCCTGCTGTTGCTCCCTCCGTCTATTCCCGTTGTGTTGGTTGTAGGCAACAAACCAAACTCTATCCCGTCTGTGTGGGGCGTTGATGGCACAAGCTGGAAGTACATACGCCCATACTTCGTACCCCTCAGCTTCCAAGTCAGTTTGCACCTCGTTGAAAACCAATCCCCCGTTCCAATTAATAAGCCCGAAAACATTTTCACCCACAACGTAGGTCGGTCGAATTTCTCTAATTGCTCTAAGCATTTCGGGCCATAGATGGCGGTCATCATCTTTGCCTTTTCGTTTTCCTGCGAGTGAATATGGTTGGCAAGGGAATCCTCCTGTGAGTATGTCAATTGTTCCTCTGTGAATAGAAAAGTCTGTCTTTGTGATGTCTTCATAACTGATTGAATTTGGGAAATGATGTTTTAATACTTTTTGCCCGAAAGCATTCCATTCGCAATGAAAGATATTTTCCCAGCCCATCCATTCAGCAGCTAAATCAAATCCTCCTATTCCCGAAAACAAAGAACCGTGATTCATGATTCAATTGGATTTTTTCCTGAGAAATGTACTCCGTTTGCTGCCCTGCTGAAGGTAGGTTGAATAGGTTTTGAAAAGGAGGTAGATGATGATTCCTTTGCCTTCCACGATGATAGTCTTCTGTTAGTATCCCATGCCCCTTGTGCGGTCAATCTTATCTTGCCGTTTGGTAAAGGTTCAGTCCAGTAGGAGAAGAAAGCATTGCAAGTCTGTTTGGAATACTTCTCAACTAACGGTTTCATTGCTTCGATTAGATGACTCTCATCCCAATGCTTGAACGAAGGTGCTTTTTTTGCACCGTTAATTATATCCTTCTCTTTATCTTTCTCCTTATCCTTATCCTTATAGGCTTCGACTTCGCTTCCGTTTGGCTTCAATGTCGCTTCTGTTTCGCTTCCAAGTGGCTTCGGTTTCGCTTCTGTTTCGCTTCGCTTTGGCTTGCTTCCGTTCACGTAGTTTCTGTTCCCTTTCTCAAGTACAGGGCGAATAAGAGTCCATACCGTTCTTGATATTCCGCTTAACTCAGGCTCTTTGAAGTCAAGTGAGTAACTAAAGATAGCATCGTATATTTCAGCCTGTATGTCCTTTGGAAGTTCTTTTATCGCCTCGTACATGGAGCGGTAGAAGATGCAAGTATCACGCCCGTTCACTTTCTTCTTTATTAAGGATATCGACCCATTTATAGATATCTGTAATATCTCGGAAATTAGTTAATCTCTCTTCTATCTCATTCCCGTCTTCAGGATTATACCATGATACATAGATATCTTTTCTCTCTAATTCACAGTTGATTTCCATGTATAGGGTGAATTGATAATCTTCAAGCCATAGGTAAGTGTAACCGGAGTTTTGATTAACGTTTACTTCTCCATAGCCATCTACTCTCATTCCTAATTTTGCTGCTTCTTGGATCAGGAATGCTGCCTTTTGAATTTCCCAGCTTCCCATTTTTTCAAAGTTTGTTGTCATGATTTTTTGAAATTAAAAAAGCCCTATGATGACTGCGGTAGTAGCGGATTGGATTTTAGTCCTTTCCTCGCAGTCCCCATAGGGCGACAATGTTTTAGATTCATTCAGGCTACTACCTCTGAATGGGACAAAGATAAAACAAATTACTTAATATAGTACGTGCAAGTCGTAGTCACCGTGACTTTATTATTGCCTACTCCGGTGGTGGCTGTACTGGCCATGCCGTCAGCTACCTTGCGTGCCTCCTTTGCTGTTAGTTCGCACTTCTTAAGGTACGTGATTACTTCTGAATCGGTGTTTTTGGATTCTGTGACCGTCTTGATGTTGAACTGGTAGCAGGACTTCTCGCAGGAGGTCAATGTAGCTACGATGATCGTTAGTAGGATGAGTGCTTTTTTCATTGGTTCAGTTGTTTAGAGATTATGACCGAGTTTAATTTTCCTTTTTAAGACATCTTCATAATCACGTCTTAACATTTCAATACTTTTTGTTAATGAATTAGCAAACATTTCTAAGTCTCTTAAATCTAAAGAAAACATTAATGTATTCTCTTTATCCTCTCCATATTCAATCCACAATCCAAATACGTTATCCAATTCATTTTCTTCCCAATTCTCTTCGCTTTTATAAACGTAAATCTCACACTTTGTTCTAAAGTCTTTTAGCACTTCTTCTGATATCCTTATATCATCAGTTGCTGGTTCGATTAGCGGTAATGTAATTCTCATGGCTTTCAGTTGTTTAGGTATTCGTCAATTAGTTTAATACACTGGTCTGTTCCTGTTCCGAAGACGGCAAGATAACCAGCTTCGTTGAGTGCTGATAATATCTCAGCCTGTCGCTCTGTATGCTCGTTAGACTTCAGCTCACCGTCTTTCTTGAATGGATTGCCCTTCTCTGTCTTTATCTCGATGAAAAGCCCTGAAAAGTCTTTATTCGGCTTTGCAATGAATAAGTCAGGGTAGCCCCTAATTGGATTCATCGCCTTGTGGTTCTTGGATTGGAAGACGCTCATGTACATTCCGGCAGCGAAGTCAAACCTAAAGATGACCTTCGGGTACTTGATGCTCATGTAACGTGCTATCACTCGGTATATCTCGGCTTCTTGTTGCATGGTAGTTGGATATGATTTCTTGACGTGAATTATTAGCAAGGTAGAGATAGAACTCAGCAGAGTAGCTGATGTGTGATGCCCGGTGGATGTGATTCTCTAACTCTTTGATAGTAGACTGTATGATGCAGGGCTGTTCGGTGTTCAAAATCTCAAGCCCTGCCTTTTTCCCTATCTCGTGCTGGATGCGTTCTGTCAGGTTGGATAGGTTCACCATCAAGTCCTTCGCTATAATGTAGGCTGGCACTTCGCCATTCATCGCCCACCATCTGTCCATCGCCATCTGCATACGTACCTCTATCTCTCGGTGGAATAGCATCTTCTCGGTCTCGTAGCGATCTTTGTAATGCTTCAGGAGTTCTTTCATCCTTTCTCAATTTCAAATTGTAAATATTCAATCGCTTTCTGAAGGTCTTTTATTCGTGTGTCGCTGCCCTTCTTCCCAGCCCGTAGGACGTACTTGATAGCATTACCGAGGCAGAAGTTAAGGTCGTGTGCGTTAATCACTTTAATCGCCTCGTAGACGTTATCCTCGCCTCCGTAGTAATGTGGGTGTGATACCTCGCTTTCGGTGGTGAGGGGTGGTTCGATCCAGCGGAAGGCGTTAGTATCGACATCATCAAAATGAGCATTAAGTCCGGGGTTAGTTGTCACCCATTTAACATTATAGAAATCGTCTTCATTTTCTATAACGATAAATTCATCCCATACATCAGTATTTTTACGCGTATTATATTCAAACCTTCTCCCGATATTCTCCTTGAAGTTCGGTGCAATATCGTATTCTCTGTAGTTGCTCATGGTCTTTTTATTTAGCAAATGAATTTTTCACGTTATCCCATTCCTTCCTGATGTAGTCTTCAATTAAGAAGTTTGCCTGTTGTAGGTCGTGGTCGCTATGTCGGCAGACGAAGATGTCATTCTCGGTAGAACTATCCTGCTTCGCTCTCGCTGGCACTCCGATGTAGTAGAAGCTACTCGGATCAACCCCTGCCACCTTGGCGAACCACGCAGCTTGTATGTGGTTGTAGTGCTTTATCATATCAGCCTGAAATGCCTCCATTGTCTTGGCTGAAGTAGTCTTGATGTCTGCAATAATCCCAAGCCCCATGTTATGAATGTCAAGCATTGCCTTGGCTGGTATCTGCTTCTCCATCACGGTGACAGTTGAGATGACCGCTACTTCCTTCTGTGATCCTGTGTAGATACGTGAGGCGATAGGGTGACTCATGATGCACCGGTGTACGTTTGCTGCCTCTGATACCATCTGATCCGGCTCTGTCTCAAGTAGCTGCTGGTGGAAGTCTGCCCCCTTAGAGAGGGCAAACTTAGCATAGCTGATGTCTCCTGTGTAGTGCTTCTTAATCCGCGATGCCGAAACGGCAGGGTAGAATATGAACTCGTCTCTTGTCATGGCTTGGTGTATTTAGCGATAAAGAACTCTTCAGGGTCAATCTGTTTCTTATGCGACTCATCGATTCTCCCTTCAAGGTATGTGGTCTCTAAATGCGACCGCTCCAGTCCGAGCATCGAGGTTGCCGTTTCGATGGCGATCATTAGAACAGGATTCGGCTCTACGTTGTAGCGATACTGAAGCTGGTAGATTAGTAATTCGATTGGGGTTCTCATCGGATAACTTGTGTCTTATGTTGGTATACTTCGATTCCTTTAATGTCTTTGATTCCTGTGTCAGCCATCGCCTTAGCGAGTCCGGTGAGTAATACCTCTGAGTCGAATTTCTCTGCTGCTATCAGGGCGAATACTACCGCTGCCCAGTCTACCATGTGAAGAGGTGTACCTTCAATCACTCGTGCCTTGTTCGTTACTCTGATGTTCTTTGGCTGCTCTGTCTGAACGCTTACCAGCCTGTCTGTGAATCGCCCCATCATATCGGCTATGGTATCCGCTCCTGAGTTAGCAAGTTCTGACTCTGCCTCGGCTTTAATCTTCTCGTTTGCCTCACGTTGGATGCGTTCCAGTTCGGAGGAGTAGACCAGCATCATAGACTTGCGCTCGGTGATGAACTCTGTGAGCGGTGCTGTTGCTTCCTTCTCGATGTCCATGATTTGCTTTTTGTAGGCATCCAGCGGTGATGTTGCTACCTTACGTGCTGCTTCGATGCTTTTAATCGCTTCGCTTGCCAGCTTTAGGCTCTCAGCCGTGATGTCATAAGATAAGCGGTCTGTGATGCTCTCAGGGGCATTGCTTAGTATCTGCTGCGTCCTGAGTAATGTCGGGTGATTGATGACCTCGTATAGGTTGGTCACTTTGATCGTTAGTTCTGCTTTCATGGCTTTGTGAATTATTGAGGGTGAGTAAATAGGCGGTGGTTAGCCGCCCGTGTGAATTAGTTGTTTGTTATAGTTATATTGTTCATGTAATGAGGATTTGTAAACATATCTTTTGCGATTGAGCATTGACCAACTACTTTCCCTTTATATTCATGGTAACCTAAAAACGTTTTTTCGTTTTCTCCAGTAACAACCATTACTAATTTGTTGCTTTCAATTCTAGTTCCTTTTTTAATGTTCAAAGTTGTCATGGCTTTCTGATTTGGTATACGCAAAGTAAATTCTTTTATTTTGATTCTGCAAACTTTGAACATTAAAATAAAGGGAGGTGTTTAGCCTCCCGATAAATTAGAACGGTTTGCCGTCTGTTGGCAAGTCCCAAGGGAGGTCGTTAGACGTATCCTCTGAACTTGGTTTAGCGATTGTCTTCGGTGCTGGTGCTGGTGCGCCGTGACTGTCCATCTGAGATGCCATGTAAGCGATGAACTCGTCCGACTCCTTAATCTTATCCTGCACAAACGATGGCAGGGTCGTGAAGATAGTCATGTCGGGTGTCTGAGTGCTGAACACAACAGTAGGATTGAACGGTGCAGGGCAGACCATACCCTTCGGCATCGGTGTCATGTTGTTGATGTTAGCGTAGGTGTTCTCACCTTTCACAGCGTGAACTACTTGCACCATGCAGGGCGCACCGAGTAGACTAAAGACGTTGAACTTGGATGCGTCCTCGTCTGTCATCTTCTTACCGAGTAGGCTCTCAACGTCCTTGCGGAGGATAGCCTTGCTGTTCATCGACAGCGTGTAGCCCTTGCGGAGGTAGTATGGCTGCTCGCCCTTCTCAGGGTTGAAGATGGCTAACTCCATCGGCAGTTCAAGGAGAAACTGGACTTTGCGTTTCTTGCCGGGAAAGTTACCGCCCTGCTCGGTTGTACCTAAGTCGATGATTTGATAGATACGGGCAACGTGCATACCTTCCGGTGCGATGCTCTTGATGTAGTTTGATTCACCCCCAACAGGGGCAGTTAATGATGGTGCTGACATATTGATTTGGATTGATTGGTTACTGATTAAAAGGAAGCGAAGGCAGAGTGTGAGGTATCGTTGATTGAGTTCTGCACCTTGTCGAATGCCTTGACGAACTCGTCTATCTCTACTTCCGAATAAAGTGCCACCTCGGAAGGTACACCGTACTCCAGTTCGCGGTGGTAGACTCTTACGATGTTAGCTGCCTGTGAGTCGCACCGTCTGATGATAGCACGGTAGCAGCCATCGTTGATGATGTGGAGCAGTTCGCCCGTTAAATGGTTGTAGTGATAGAAGTTAGTTGATTCTACGTTCTTGAAGTAAGTGATCGGCTTTGCCATGTTGATTGAAGTATTAAAGGGTGGATGATTAAAGGTTCTCAATGATGTCGATGCACCGTGTTTCGATGTCAATCATGTTGGGGTTGGAGAGCGTGAAGTCGATGAGGTCACCCTTGACGAGTTCCATCTTTTCAATATCAAATGTTGCTCCTGTTGGTTGGGTGTCGAAGTCTTCGGCTTCGCCTACTTCGTAGAATCCGGTGCATTCTAATTCGCACTCGTTGATTTTGATGGTTACCGATGTTGTGTAACCTGAGAGATACTTCTTTGCCATGTGGGTGAATTATTGAGTGGTTAATTATTGATAGGGCAAAGTAAAGCCTTTTATTTTGA